CGTGGATGTTTCAACTCGTTCAGCAGCGCCTCGCCGCGAGCTTTGAGCGTTTCTGCGCTTGTGAATCGGCGGTCGACAAAAATCCGGCTGATGATGCCGTACTGCGCCTGCGTATCGGCGTCGAGGTACGGTTTGCCGCCGTTCACCTCGGCGATCGTGAGCTGATTCACTCCCTCGCCATACCCGAGGCAGTACAGCCGCGTACAAAGGTCCGTCGGATCGGTCTGTTTCTCGATCCCACGGAGATTCACGCCATAGCGGATATATGCCTGTACGCCAGCCGGCGGCTCCACCAGGTTCAGCGTCCACGGATACGACGACGTATCCCACGTCCACATGTACTCTTCAGCAAACGGCTTCGGGACGCTGAACACGGCGGCCAGCAGGTTTTCGTTCTCCCAACTGTATTCAAACTGCCGGGCGAAAGCGACCGTGCCGAGTTTCCAGCGCTGAACGGTTTGTTTTGACAGGATATACGCCAGCACGTCTGCCGTGTACACGCCAAGGTTTCCGATCTGGTGGTACTGGAACAACACGTCATCGATCAGTGTCGCCAGAACGTGCTCGCACTCGTACGTGATCGTCTGACCATCATCTGACCGCCGGGCTGTGTGCGGGAGGATACGGAACAGGTCAACGCGCTCGTCGCCATCAAAAATTTCCACGAACCGCAGTGGCTGGCATTCGGCATTCTTCGGGTCGTTCGCCGGCATACTGAACCACGCCCGCCACAGTGCGTTCAGCGGCGTTTCGTAGCCGATGGCGAAAGCATTATCCAAGTAGGCCACTTTCCGCATCTGCAGGTCGTAGATGGTCACGTATGATTTACGCATGCGTCATCCTCCTACACAAACCGGTCTTTGAATGTGATCCTCATCCGGACGGTTCGGCCGGTCTGGTCGTCGGTGTAGACCAACTCGTTTCTTCCGGTGATCAAATCGAAAAAATCGCCCTGCATCATATGCAGAGCGTTTTCCCCGTTCAGCGTCAGCTTCAGCCTTTCGCCGTCAATCACGATGCGGTCGCCGGGTTTAAATTCGCCTGTGAACTCAATGTGGTCCACGTGATATCGACCGGCGGAGAAGCTGACTTCGAGGTTCGCCTCTACCGCAAAACGCCCGATGCGTTCGCGGGTGGCCGAAAAGTCCACTTCGCTGATCGCGTCCAAGACGAATTGTCCGAATTGTTCGCGGAACGCCTCGAAAACGACGTCGGCAGAAATATCAGCGACAAACCCGTCGTGGGCTTCGATATTAGCGAACATAAAAACGTCGCCAGATACGTCCACGACGAAACTGCCGTAGATATCGACCGAGGCAACCCGGTTGAACGGCAGCCGGTTAAACGCGCCCATCATGCTAATCTCACGACGCCGTTATTAAGGTCAATCACAAGCCTGTCCCCGGCCAAGATCGTGCGCGGATTCGTCAGCGCCGCATATGCGATCAAGTCTCCGCCAGTTTCCGCCGTTCGGATGCCGACATGCGTCACCGTCCCCCAGTCAGACGTCGCAACGGGGAACCGGATTTCTGCGGCATTCTTGATCGTCTGCTTTCCGCCTTCGTCAGCCGGCGCCGAAAACTCGATCGGCTGCCGTGCATATCCACCGCCGGACACCTCCGTGCCAGTGTCAGCCCCGGTCGGGTTGCTCGTGTACAAGGCCAGATAAACCGTTCCGGATCGGAATTCCTGATTCAATATCGCGGCTGCGCGAGCACTGGAAAGAGGCATGCTCATCACTCCAATCTGTACTCGTTTGTGATTTTAAAATCGGTGATCGTCGTCGTCCCCTCATTGGTCAGCACGATGACCGGCGCCGTCCGCACGTTTCCATCGGTGGTAAGCTGGATTTCATGCGGCGACTCGGTAATGACATCCTCATACAGACGTTCTTCCAGGCCAGTTGCAAACGGGTCAAAAGCGATCAGGGACAGCTTAAAACTGCCGGCGTATGCGATCCGATCCACCGGCAGCGCCCCGGTGAAACGCGCCCTGTATTTCCGGTCCGGCATAGCATCGAACACCAAGTCAAGTTCCCGGGGCCGGCCGTTGGAATCAACCAGATATGCGGCCAAGTTGGAAAGAGCGCGTTCCCGGGACGCCACATCAGTTGCGAGCAACGCACACTCCAGGTCAAACTGACGAGGCGCGAGATCGGCGCCAAAGTCCCACGCCCCGTGACGCCCAGGGATGGTGAGTGTTCGATCAACAGTATTCGGCAAAACCGGGCGCTGACTGGAACGGAGCATGATAACGCCGAGTTCCCTTGCGGTCTTTCCGCCAAGCGTAAAGCCGTAGTTTTGGAACATCACACCGCCCCCCTCGACGCCGATCGCATCAGATCGAAAATCTCGCGCGCCAGCTTCCTGACATCCTCGTCACTCCGAACGTAGAAGTTAGCACCGGCGAACATCCCTTCGAGGCTGACAGTCGCGAAAGAAGTCGATCCACCCGCCACCGCCACTCCAGGAGTCGCCGCACCACCGAACGCTCCCGTAACAGCCGCGGCCATCTCCGCCGCCTCACGTCGAACAGCCGCAATGGTATTTTCAAGCCCGCGCACAAACCCCTGCCCCGTGTACTCGCCGAGTTGCATCAGTACGCGAGACGGGGAATGAATGCCCAGAAGGTCGCGCAGTCCGCCGGTAACTTTGTCGGCGACGCTCTTTACCGCGTCACCGACTTTCCCAACCATGTTCTTTATCCCGTCGACAAGTCCCTGGATCATATTTTGGCCAAGCGTCTTCAACTGGGAGGGCAATCCTTTTATCCAGTCTATTGCCGACTGGATACCATCTTTGATTGACGTCCATATCGTTTCGGCCGTCGACTTGATTGTGTTCCACGCGCTAGAAAAACTGGTTTTCATCACTTCCAGCGCACCGCTAAATATTTGTTTGATCCCATCCCAGATACGGCGAAATGCGTCTTTGAGATTGTTCCAGATTGCCTCGGCGTCCCTTCTCAGGTTTTTAAAATCTCCCGTCACCAGGTCGACGATGAGAAGTAACGCTCCGGCAAAAATGTTTTTTATCGCGTCCCAGATGCCGCTGAAAAATGTCTTGTAACCGTCCAGGATCGGGCGAAGGAAATCGAGCATCTTCCTGAACGCACTGGTCAGTCCGTTCGAAATGTCATTCCATACTTTCGTCAGGTACGACGATATCCCGTTCCAAAGATCGGTGAAAAACTCTTTGATCGGCTCCCAGTTTTTAATGATCAGGAATGCGGCTGCGGCAATAGCCGTAATAGCCGCAATTGCAATACCGATTGGTCCGGCCAGTCCTGCGATAGCGGTTCCGACTGTTGAGATAACGGGTGCTATCATCGCGAACCCAGCTGCGATTTGCGGCAGAAAACCGATGAGCAAAAGCATCGGACCGGTGATAAGTGCGAGCGCGGCCACGAGTGCGCCGATTACGGCAATGGCAGACTGGACACCCGGCGGGAGGCTGTTGAATCCGTCGACAACCGCTTGAATGATTCCGGTCAGCGTCCGAAGCGCCGGAATCAGGGCTGAGCCAATCGAGATTTGCGCCGTCTCCAACGAGCCGCTCAATTCCTCCAGCGCACCCTTGAACGTGTCCATCTTCTGCGATGCCACATCAGCAGCAGAGATTTTCGACATCGCCGCGGCCATGTTGTTGATGCCGTCCGCGCCCTCTTTGAAAAGAATATTTGCGGCACGCACGGCGTCAGCACCGAAAATCGTTTGGAGATATTGCAACCGTTGCGCATCGGTGAGATTGATCATACTTTTGCGCAACGTTTCAGCGATAGTTGCCATGTCAACGAACTGACCGTTTGCGTCGACAAAGGCGGAGCGGACGTACCCGATGCTTTCTTCGATTTCTTCAAACGCCTTGGAAAACGCCGAGGTTCCGCGTTTGGCAATACCGGACTGCTCGATATAGTCGCCGATGGCCTTGCGAATGTCGCTCAACGATGTGCTTGCGGGCGTTATACCCTTCTCCGCAAGCCAGTTGAAGGCTTTTTCTGTGTCGTATACGAATAACCCAAGTTCTTCAAAAGCAGCTTTCGCTTCTTTGGTATCAGGTTGCAGGCGCATGAGCATTGTCTTGAGCGACGTGCCTGCGTCTGATCCCTTTAGGCCGTTCTGTGCGAATACTGCTAACGCCGTCGCTGTATCTTGGAACGAGAGGCCAACCGCAGAAGCGACCGCCGAAACCTGCGAAAGGCCGAATTTCAGTTCCTGCACGCTGGTCGCGGAGGCATTCGCGGCACCCGCGAGAATGTCGGCGGCCTTTTGGACTGAGATACCGTCAGCTCGGAAAGCATTGAGCGCTGTGGATGCAATCTCGGCTGCGTCCGCCAGTTCCAGTTCGCCGGCAGTGGCCAAGGAGAGCGCACCAGACAAGCCGCCTTCGAGGATGTCCTTCACGCTAACGCCAGCTTTTACGAGTTCTTCTATGCCGCGCGCCGCCTCGGTAGCGCTGTACTTCGTTTCAGCACCCATGGTCAGCGCAAGCTGTTTGAGTTCGTCGCGAAACTGCGTAACCTCGTTCGGCGCCATGACGCTGTATACGTTCGCCATTGCCTGCTCGAAGTCGGCGGCCCCTTTGACAGCCACACCGAGACCGGCTGCAATCCCCGCACCAGCAGCAGTAACAGCGGCTCCTAGTTTCTTCGCCTGTTCATAGGTATTACCAAGCGAACGCTTGGCTTCCTCGAACGCTTCCTGATAGTCCTTTCCGAGCTTTGAAACTTCTTTTCCCTGTTCTTGCACCTCTCCGGTCACTTCGGAGAGTTGTTTTTCCAGGTTTCGCAATTCCTGCTCGGTCTTAACGACTTCACGCTGGAACGCCCGGTATTGCCCCTCGCTGATCTCGCCGCGGGCGAACTGTTCGTTCACCTGCTCCTGGACGCTTTTGAGGCGGTCCAGTTTTTCGCGGGTGTTCGCGACGGCGTCGGCCAGGAGCTTTTGCTTCTGCGCGAGCAGTTCTGTATTGGATGGGTCAAGTTTCAAAAGGCGCTCGACCTGCTTGAGTTCGCTTTGGATGTCTCTCGCTTTTTTGTTTACGTCCGACAGGGCGGCGGACAGGCCCGTAGTCTCCGCCCCGATAACCACGTTGATCCCGCGAATAGTTTCTGCCATGCCCGCTCACCCCCGGTAAAATGCGTCAATATCGGCCTGCGTCGCCATGCGCGGGCCGTCGTTCTTTGCTCCCGCATATGCGCGTGCGAGATCGAGTAAGTCTGTCACTCGTAATTCGTTCATTTCTGCAAACGACAGACCAATTCGCTTTCCGACGGCCAACACGTCGATTTCAACCCTTCCATCAGGTTCGCTTTCCTGCGGCGTCTCCTCTGACCGCCCCGGAACGAAAAAATCCGTTCGTTGCTTCCTCAATCGCAGCCGTCATGACTTCAGCGTCGGCAAGGTCGAAACTGTCAAGTGTCGCCAACCAATCCATAAACGACGGGAATTTCTCACGTCCGTAGGCGTCGGCTTTTGCCATCGCCCAAATGAGACGCAGGATTGCGACGCTGTCGAACTTCGTGAGATCGAAACTCTGAATATCGGAGCCTTTTTCAACATCCGCGGTCATACTCTGCACAAGTCCGATCAGGTCACCAAGAAGGTCGGAGTTAAATTCCTGCCGATAAAACAAGAGAGCCAGGGGCGTCGCCCTGACTCTCACCGTCTGTTCGCCAATTCGCAGTTCACGCATGGTCATACCTCCGGCGCAAACGTCGGCAACAGAACGGCGCTAAAAAACCCGTCAAACGCCGACTGGTTCGTGTCCGAGAGCTCGATGTCGCCCTTCACGATCTTCTTTCCGTCGATTTCGATTGGGCTGATCGTAAGCGACAACACGTCTGTCGCCGGTGTGATAGATTCATTTTTCGTCGTGCGTTCCTTGGCCGGCCGGCTGGCGGTGCAGTAGTAGTACACGAACCGGCGGTTCCGCTTGTCGCCAAGCACCTGGCCCATGAGTGCGAACGGCTTCGGGATCGCGTCCGAAACCTCGACGATCATGCCATTTTGGTCGATTTCCCAGCCGAGCATTTCGGCCAGGATGGCGTCCGGCACGTTCGCCAGCTCCAGTTCCCCGGTATAGCCGTTATTGGCCGTTACAGTGAAGTACGCCGTGTTGTCAGCATAGAACGTTGACGATTCACCCACAGGCGTCGGCGTCCACCGAACTGCTCCTGGAATGTGAATGGGCGTTTTCCACGCCGGTTGTTGTGGTGCCTGATCGTCGATGAATGCGATGTGGACTTTTTCGAGACCGAACGTCACTTTGTTCTGGCTCATGTTTCATCCCCCAATCAATTGAACTTCATAGATTATCTGAAACACTTTTTCATCCTCGAGCCACGCCTCGACCTTTGAAAACGGAAGACCAAGCTCTTTCAGCTTGTCCTCCACCTTCTTCTCGGCCGCCAAATCCTTTTCAGCCGTGTACAACTCGACCTGGAAGTTCGAAATCCCGATGTAGTTCTGGTTGTCTGCCTGGAGATCCGAGCTGTACGCGAACTGATATGTGATGTACGGCGGGTTTGGGTGCGGATTTTGTTCGGTGACCACGAAATGCGAATAGGCGACCGGGTATCCGATCACCTTTATTGCGGTGTAGAGCTCCTGCAGCGTCACGCCACATCACCCGCCATTCCGAATGATCTCGCGCACGCGCTGCTGAAACGCCTGGATTTCCTGATCAGCCGGCGGCCGAATGTGCGGCCGCTCAGACACACGCCCGCCGCCGCGCTTCGCATGGCCGAATTCGAGCAGGTGTGCAAGACTCGGTTTTTTGCGATTGTAGATGACGTACCGCACCCGGCCGACACTGCCCTGCTTCTTTCGTGTCCAGCCCTTTGCGTACTCACCGGTCCGGCGCGGCGAGCGCGCGCGGATCTCCTTGACCAGACGGGCTGACGACTTGTCTGCCTCCCGCTCAATGGCGTCCGCCACGTCTTCGGTGTATTCACGCACAGCCCGCGTGATTTCGGCGGCAAGGTCGTCAATACGGATGTTAGCCACTTCCGCTCACCCTCTCCGCCGTGAGCTCGATTTCCTCGGTCCCGGTCTGGTACGTGCGGATCACGCTGTATCGTTTCCCCTCGAATTCAACGATCCGCTCGCCGTTATACTCGTAGGCGTGGACCATGAAGACGTATTCCGGCCGCAACCCATCGGCAAAACCGCTGTAAAATTCCGTTCGACCGGCCGACTTGACCGAGCACAAAACCGTCGTCCTGGTCTCGACCGGCTTTTGGTTCCCGATCTCGTCTTCCTGGATCGTCTCGCCGATCAGCACCAGCTCGTGGTCATACGTCGCCACCGGCATCACCGCCGTCATCGCCGCCACCGCCCGCCGAGATGATCAGATTATGAAGCCGGTACTGGAGATGCCGCGGCATGTCCCCCGGCGCATCGCGGGACAGGTAGCGCCACGTCGCCAGATCGACGCAAAACATGACGTGGTTCATGTCTTCCGGGTTAAGTCGAATCCCCTTTTCATGCTCCAGTTCGTCGAGCACCCCGGAAATAATGGCGGAAAGGTATGTGTCCCTGACCGCTGTCGTGATCCCGAGCCGCGCCTTAACCAGCGCGAGGATTTTCGCCTCATCCATGGGCGTCACCCGCTATCGTCGCGCTTGCGCTTCCGTGCGGGCTTTTCCGCCGGTTCGTTGCCGGCGCCTTCGTCGGCCGCCACGTACCCGAGACGCACCAGTTCTTCCGTGCGGTCGCCGTCGTAGGTTTCGCCCTTCCGGTAGATGCGCTTGGTGACCTTGCACTTAAAATCCTTGANNACTCGCGCCACGCTCATCCCTCCATAAAAGAGATCCGGGCACATGTTGGCCCGGCTCATCATGATTACGCCTCCGGCACCGGATCGGTGATCGT